CAGACTCAACCAGAGCCTCCGAGCGGCGAAAAGCCTGCTGGGAGGAGTGGTGTCACTTCGACACCGAACTCAGACGAACCGGTCTCTACAGACCCAACTGGGCCGTAGCAAGACTTCTCATTCACGAAATCCTTAAAGGGTTTCGCTTAGGACCCGTCAGTTTTACTAACGGGAGCGAGTTCATACCGACTGAGGGCCGAAATTCTATTGAATCTAAGCTTTCGGAATCGACATGGACTTGTACTCCTGACAACTTTGAGCTCTGGGCAGATACAGTGTATTCGCACAGGGCACTCAAGGTTGCTATGAGAAAACGCTACACAAAGCTATTAGCAATTCGTGGATTAGATAGGCGTACGACGGATCGCGTTCTTTGGAATCGCTTTAAGTATTATAAGCGTCCTAGTCGCGAGATCTTCCGTTTTAAGCTCTTCTGCATCACGAAGATGGTAAATGGAAATAGGTTTACTACGGTTCCTAAGAATAATCTTAAGGACCGTCCTATTTGTGTTGAACCATTAGCTAATATCCTCACCCAGAGACGTGTTGGTTTAGGTATCCGTTCTTCATTAAAGAAGTACGGAATCGATCTTAATACGTTGGCTGAAAAGCACCAGCGTATGATATGTGACAATACTTTTGCCACGATCGATCTTAAAAATGCTAGTGATAGCATTTCTACATCACTCGTTCGTTATCTGCTTCCCAAACGCGTTTATGATCTTATTGATCAGTCGCGGAGTCAAATGACTCTAGGCTTTGACGATAATTTTCATATTATCAACAAGGTTTCTAGTATGGGTAACGGTTTTACGTTCGAACTGATGAGCCTAATCCTCACTGTTCTTACTCATACATACAGTCGTTCAGGTTCCTCATTTGGTGACGATATTATCGTTCCGAATGAGTACGCTGATAGTCTGGTTAGTGATTTAGCAGATGTAGGGTTTGTTCCGAATATGAGTAAAACTCATATTAGAGACAATTACCGCGAAAGCTGCGGAGCCCATTATTTTGATGGGCACGGTTATGCGGAATCTTACGATTTCCGTTACCCGTTGGATGAAATGGACGTCATAACTATAGTTAACAAACTA